ATTATAACAGATAAACAATTAATTGATAAAGAAGTATCTTCAGGTACTATTATATACGAATTACCAATTTTTATTAAAAATATTATTATTGAGTATAATGATATTAAAGTAATTCATTTATGTGAGGATAATCAGAATAGAACATCTTGGGGTACAGACTTTTGCTCATATAAGGATGAATTGTTAGAATTGTTTGAACTGCTAACTGGTAAGAGAGTATATAGGAAGATAGGAAGGATTTATTGTTTTGTTACAATTAAAGATAAAGATGATAAATTTGATACAGAGTTAAAAAAATATATAGATTATGAATATGACTTAATAGACTCTGAGTATTATTTAGATAAGTTAAAGTTGTATAAAGAAAATGAGTTATAAGATGAAAAAACAGAATATATTTGAAACCGATATTTGGACAGGTAAAATAGAGGTTGACAATGAAAAAATAAAAAACTATGCATATTCGTTGAAATCAGATCATCCGACTGGTGTGATTAGGTCTAATCTTGGTGGTTGGCATTCCTCAAAACAGAGTAAAATTCCAAAATATATGAATGATTTATTAGACTCCTTTTGTGATATTATTCAAAAAAATATAACTAACGGTGAAGAAGTTTATGTAGATAATTGGTGGTTCAATATTAACCATGAGGGGGTATTGAATACTCACCATACTCATCCAGGAGCAGATTATTCATTAGTTTATTATGTAAAAACTCACGAAGAGTGTGGTGATTTAATTCTTAAAAGAAGTGATGATAAGGTTTTATTTAATAGAGAATTCGTTCATCATTATGAAATGGAAAATCCTGATTATAGTATTAAACCAGAAGATGGTGAGTTGGTTATTTTTCCGGCATGGTTGAAACATTCTGTTGATTTAAATAAAAAGAATAACGATAGAATTAGTTTGGCAGTGAATTTTGTATTAAAGAAACGATTGAATCCTGTTAATAAATTACAAAGAGATGGGTATCAGGTTGTCAACAATTTTCTATCTAAGGATTTATTAACACTTACAAAACAATATTTTGATTTAAAAATAGAAAATGATGAGTTAGAATTAGATAATGGACAAGTACCAGGCACTTTTACTGCGTATGGTACTTACATTGGAGATTCAATTTTAAAAATGCTACAACCAGTTGCAGAAAGTGTGGCCGGAGAAGAATTATATCCTTGTTATACTTTTTTTAGACTTTACAATCGTATGGATTGGTTAAAACCACATACAGACAGACCATCTTGTGAGTTTAGTGCTACTATTCCGATATTTACGGATAAACCTTGGCCAATTTATATGCAAAAATATGATTATGAAAAATATGGTACAGAGTCAACATCTTGGCAAGATTCTGCTGAGAAGGAAGAATCTGCAAATCTTATATTAGAATTGGGAGATGTTTGTTTTTACGAGGGAACTAAAATGAATCATTGGAGAGAACCATTTGAGGGAAACGAATGTTACCAATTATTTATTCATTACGTTAGAAAAAATGGTAAATATTCAGATTTTGAATTTGATAAACGACCAAATCTTGGTTTTGAGGCTGGATCACAGAAAAATGAATTATCAATAGATAATTTTTTATGATGATATATCGTAAATCTTTGAACGATTATAGATTTACTCCGAGTTCATATGAAATAACACATTGGAAGAAGGTAAACGAAGATAAACTTCAATTAGCAATAGATATTTTTCAAGAAGAAATGAATTGGAATAAAATGTGGAGTGTGGAAGATGCCAAACAGAGATTAGAAGATGGTTGGTTATTTTCGGTTCTCGAAATAAACGATGAACTGAAAGGTTGGTATTGGTTAGATTACGAAACGAAAGAGGGATTAAACTTATATGTCCATAAGGATTACAGAGGTTATGGTTATGGATTTGAATTGATTAGTTATATTATCACTGCAGCAAAATTACAACAATTAGATTCAGTATGGTCACAAGTTGATGAGTGGAACGAAGTTAGTCAAAGATTATTTTTAAGATGTGGGTTTGTAAATGAATAAATTTATAATGTTGAATGCTAAACGTAGTGGCTCAAATAATTTAATGAATTCATTACATCATTTAACAAGAACTAAAATGGTTTGGATGGATTCACCACCTGATATATGGAAAACATTTGGTTTGTCATTTTCCAATGATGAATTTTATCTTAATTCGAATATCAGTAATTGTTTTGATGAAATATTTCAATCAAATTCCGGTATGAAATTAAATTGGGATGAGCCTGGTTATCTTGATGTTGTTGATAAATTTTTAGATTATCCAGTATTGAAAATATTGACATATCGTAAAAATATATTTGAAAAGGTTATTTCTGAAATGTTAGCAATTCAAACGGGTCATTGGATAGGATCAGTTGGTGTGCACAGACAACATAAAAGAGATTATAAATTTGATAAACTTGATTATGATGAAGTAAAGTCTTGGATGGATAGAATATACAATGAAACTTTATTTATGTTAGAACAGGTTAATGATAGAGAAGATATAAAAGTATTTTCTTATGAGGATTTATTTGATAGAAATATTTATACAGACAGACATAGACAAAATTATTTTTCATTGGTGAAGTTTCTTAATGTTGAAAAAACTGAAAATGAGATTGATAGTATAAGAGCAGAATTTATAGAACCACGTCAATGTTATAAAACCGACCAAACTTATCAAAACATAGCAAATTTTTCCGAACTTGAGAAATTAAAAGACTACTTATTAATATGAAAAAGAAAAAGTCTGGTAATAAATCTTTATTTGATCACATCACTCATATTACACAACATCAAACAAAAGGTTATTGGGATTCTCTAAACGAAACAGAGAAAAAACAATGGTCTAACTATATGATACATAGATTTATATCTATGAAGATGGAGTATGTCGAGGTTGCTAATGAATTTCAAAAATATAAATTAAAACCAAAAGATTTATATAAATTATATAGTAACGTTCTTCCAAAGAAGAAAGAGTGGTTACGATATGTTAAAGGAAAAAAGAATATGAAATATGAAAAATGGGTAGTAGAAATAGTTGCAAAACATTACGAATCAAGTTTATCAGAGGCAAGAGAATACTTGGACGTATTCTACTCAACCGAACAAAACAAGGCAAATCTCAAAACCATATTACAAAAGTATGGATCAGATACAAAGGAAATTAAAAAACTAAACCTGCCCTAATGACAAGAGTAAATTATGAAACTCTCGGTAAACTCATTGATATAGATGAAAAGGACTTAGAGTTTGAAAGGGTTACAAATTCAATAGATGTAGTAGATAGAGAATATGGTGTAGAAGTCATATTCGATTACTATAGACGACATGGATTCCCCCACTACAAAATTCGTGAAGATGAAAAACACGAACACATGAGGAAACTCAAAAAGTTTGATGTTGATACAATATTCAAAGATAATCAGATAGTCCAAACTATGCACGGATTGAGATTGGCATGGACTTACTTTCCACATTTTTGGGAAATTATATGTGGTAGTGCTAAAAAATCACCTATGGATATATTTCACGATGATGATATGTTTAAATCTACGATTCGTAAGTGTTGGAAATGGGAACAGAAACACTATAAGGGTGAGGATCCAAATGGTGAGAGAAATGTATTTCATGAAAACCGATTGAGACAATCCATTAAGATTTATAGTGGAACTCAATCTGTAAGTAACTTCCGACCAACGGCAGCAAAACTAATTTATGAAAAATATGGTGGTGATGGAGTAATATGGGATCCATCAAGTGGTTGGGGAGGTAGGTTACTTGGATTTTTATCTGCAAAAAATACTAAACACTACATAGGAACTGAACCATCAACAAGAACTTATGATGGATTATTGCAAATTAGCAAAGAATTTAGTTATATTAAGAAAAAAGTTGATATATATAAACAAGGAAGTGAGGATTTCATTCCAAACAAATCATCTCTTGATTTATGTTTTACTTCACCACCTTATTTCGACACGGAAAAGTATTCCGATGAGTCCACACAAAGTTATATTAAATTCCCATCAGGTGATGAATGGGTAAATGGTTTTTTAAGAAAGACCATAGAGAATTGTTATTACGGATTAAAAAAAGGTGGTTATATGTTATACAATATCGCAAATACACCCAAGTATAAATTTATAGAAGAACAAACAGTAAAGATTTCAAAAGAGTTGGGGTTTATCCAAGAGGATACCTTACAATTAACCTTATCAAGTGTGATGGGTGCTGGTTATAAATACGAACCAGTATTCGTCTTTAAAAAATAGGAGAAAGTATGCTAGAACGTGAAGTGGAAAAGTTATTGAAAGTACATTATGCGGATATGCAAGGATTGGATAAGAAAACACAAATGTTATTCAAACAATTAGAGTGGGGTATTAACTTAGGTAGTAATACTATGTATCTAACTTACGAGATAGATGCAGATCAATTATATTCAGTTATGACACGATTTGATAATTTTATCCAATATGATGATGGGAAGAAAGATGTAAATTTAGTTATTTCGTCTTATGGTGGTGATGTTTATGCTATGTTAGGAACTATTGACTACTTTAATTCCTTAACAGTCAAAGTAAATACTCATTGTATTGGGGCCTGTATGTCCGCAGCGGCCGTGATATTGGCGTGTGGAACTGGTAAAAGAACAATGACAGAAAATTCAACGGTTATGGTTCATGAGGGTTCAGCATTTGAAATGGGTAAAACTTCTGATGTGTTAAAGGGAGCTGACCATTTGAAAAAATTACAAACAAACATAAATCGTATTTTAGGTGATGTAACAAATAAATCCCAAGAGTTTTGGGAAGATGTTTCCAAACAAGATACATATTTGACTTCGGAAGAATGTTTAGAATATGGTATTGTGGACGAAATCACTTGACTTTTACGAAAATATGTCGTAAGATCAAGTATGAGATAAGGAGATAATATGCCAAAGGCAATAAAAGAATCAAGTACAAAAAAAGAAGTAAATTCTTATTTAACAGGCAACCACGGCGACATTGTAACACTAATGGAACAAGAGTGGCCACAAATGACCAAAGAATTTAAAAGATTACAAAGGGAACAATACATATTGTTCTTACACAAACAACACGATTATGGTCCAGGTAACATTTCAGTTGGAACGCAATTACAAACTAAAGAAGAAGTGAAACTATCACTTACAGGTTTATGGTTCAGAATGAATGATAAATTGCAGAGAGTTAAAACTTTATTGATGAACAATCGAGAAAATGCAGTTAAAGATGAACCATTAGAAGATGCATTTCTTGATGTTTCAAACTATGGTATTATGGCAACAATCGTAAAAAATGGAAAATGGGGTAAATAATGAAAACAGCAAAATATTTCACAGCCACATGGTGTGGTCCGTGTAAAGCATTCAAACCCGTAATGACGGAAATTAAAAATGAAGGATACTCAATACAGATGATTGATGTGGATGAAAATAAAGACTTGGCATCCCAGTATGGAGTTAGGTCAGTTCCAACTACGGTGATTGAAGAAAATGGAGTAGAAGTAAGTAGATTTGTTGGTGGGAAACCAAAACAACAAGTTATTGAAATATTAAATGACTAAGAAAAAATCAATATCATATAGTCAGTTTTCACAATGGGATAAGTGTCCTTATATGTGGAAACTTAATTATGTAGATAAACTTGGTACATTTACTGATAATATATATACTT